CGATCTGGAAAGCGCAGGTGCGGTCAGCAGTGGCGCGATTTTTCGTATGGGTGCGGATTATTCAGATAAAGCTGGCCAGTTGAAGGCGGGTAGTTTTCTGGTGCGCCCCGGTGCGTCGATGGCGGAAATCGTGGACCAGGTGACGCGGGGGGGCGCGAATTCCTGCGGCACCGAGATCGTTTATCGGGTTGGCGTGACGCGGACATTGGCGCAGGTGCGCGAGCTGGAGCCTGCGACCAACAAGTTTGTGAAGCAGGTTGAGTTCAACCTGATCGCGGATGAGGTTCCTGCGGAATATACCCGCGTGCGCGAAGATAGCGACACGCGGTACCGGATCTCGATGGCGGAAGGCGTAACCAGTTGGCAGGTTGTCGAGGCGCTGAAGGCAATTGATTTTCTGGAGGGCGAGGTGGCCGATGTTCCCGCCGAGGGGATGTTGGCCCCGGATGCTTATGAGGTGGTGCCGGGCACGCAACGCGGAGCGGTTCTGGCGGAGATGCAGGAGGTGCAGACCCTGCGTCTGGCAGCGGCCTGGGAAAGTCGGCAGGATGGGTTGCCGTTGAACAGCCCCGAAGAGTTGCTGATTCTGGCGTCGATCATAGAGAAGGAAACCGGGTTGCCTGATGAGCGTGGGCAGGTGGCCAGTGTGTTTGTGAACCGGTTGAACCGGGGGATGCGATTGCAGACCGATCCGACGGTGATTTACGGGGTGACCAAGGGAAAGGGCGTTCTGGGGCGCGGATTGCGGCAAAGCGAGCTGCGCAAGGTAACGCGTTGGAATACTTATGTTATCGAAGGTCTTCCGATTACGCCTATTGCCAATCCGGGTAAGGCCAGCCTGGAGGCTGCGGCGGCGCCTGACGAGACGGATTTTGTGTTCTTTGTGGCGGATGGCACGGGGGGGCACGCGTTTGCCGAAACGTTGGAAGGTCACAACCGCAATGTTGCGGAGTGGCGTAAGATCGAGGCGGATCGGGTCAAGACGGACAACTGATTTCCCCCTAGGGTTGGTGTGAAAAAATGCACAGCCTAAGGGGCGGGAATAGTAAATTTTTAGTAATGATAGCGGGCGGTTAACGGGTTGCGTTAGCCGCAAGTCGCTTGACATACCGAACGGTTTCCCGTATAGGTTGTGTCAGGCTAGAAGAAGTGAGCAAGCGGTTGCCGGGATAATCCCCGGGGGCCGCTTTTTTGTTTCTCTCGTGCGGGGAAAACTAACGCATGAGGTCCAACATACATGACTTTAATTACCCCGGATGAGCAGGTTTCCCAAACGGCTGAACTTTTGCAGTCGTTGACGGATACGGTTCGTAACTTGCGGTGGCAGGCGGAAGACCTGCGCAGGCAAATCGAGGCCGGGGAGGATGCAGATCTTGCGAGTGGCAGCAAACAGGTGGCGCAGGTTGATGGCCTGATCCGATCCTGTCAAAAAGTGGAGGTATGCCTTGTTGAGCGACAAAACAGACAAGCCGGCATTGTCCAGGGGGGGTACGCCCTTGACCTTGACCAGGCTCGACTTGAAATCGGGTGCAGATTGGCTCGCTTGCGCGCCTGCGGCGGTGCGCGAGACGTTTCTGAGTGAACTTGGGGAGGGAGGGCTGCGCGCCCTCCCTTTCCTGTTTGAGTTCTGGGCATTGCCGCATCAGATGCCACCGACAGGCGCGTGGCGGTCCTGGGTCATTCTGGGCGGGCGGGGTGCTGGTAAGACGCGGGCCGGGGCCGAGTGGGTCCGTGCGCAGGTCGAGGGCGGAAAGCCTGCGGATAAGGGCCGCGCGCGGCGGGTGGCGCTGGTGGGCGAGACCTTTGATCAGGTACGCGATGTGATGATCAATGGGGACAGCGGGATACTGGCCTGTTCGCCGCCGGATCGGCGGCCGGTGTGGAAAGCATCCGAGCGCAAGTTGATCTGGCCGAATGGTGCCGAGGCACAGGCGTTTTCGGCGCGAGACCCCGAGGGGTTGCGCGGGCCGCAGTTTGACGCGGCTTGGGTGGATGAGTTGGCCAAGTGGAAAAAGGCCGGGGACACCTGGGACATGCTGCAATTTGGGTTGCGGTTGGGCGATGATCCACGGGTTTGCGTGACCACCACGCCGCGCAATGTGGATGTTTTGAAAGATTTGCTGGAGTCGCCATCGACGGTGAGCACCCATGCGCCCACGGAAGCGAACCGGGCCAATCTGGCGGCGTCGTTTCTGGAGGAGGTTCGGGCGCGCTATGCCGGGAGCCGGTTGGGGCGGCAGGAGTTGGATGGCGTGTTACTGGCGGATGTTGAGGGCGCGTTGTGGACTGGGCGGATGCTGGAAAGCGCGCAGGTGGCTGTGGTGCCGGAGTTGGACCGCGTTGTGGTGGCGCTGGACCCGGCGGTGAGTTCGGGGACGGGGGCGGATGCCTGCGGGATTGTGGTGGCAGGGGTTGTGAGCAAGGGACCTCCGCAGGACTGGCGCTGTTATGTGCTGGGTGACTGCACGGTACAGGGGCTAAGTCCGCTGGGCTGGGCCGAGGCAGCGGTGGCGGCGATGCAGCGGTTTGGGGCCGACAAGCTGGTGGCTGAGGTCAATCAGGGCGGGCAATTGGTGGAAGAGGTGGTTCGCCAGGTGGCGCCGTTGGTGCCGTATAAGGCGGTTCATGCCTCGCGCGGAAAGTCTGCGCGGGCTGAGCCGGTTGCGGCTTTGTACGAGCAGGGGCGGGTGCGGCATGTGGGCGGTTTGGGTCCGTTGGAGGATCAGATGTGTCAGATGACGGCGCAGGGGTTTGCGGGGGCTGGATCACCTGATCGGGTGGATGCGTTGGTTTGGGCGGTGCATGAGTTGATGATTGTGCCGGGTGCGAACTGGCAACAGCCGCGGGTTAGGGTGTTGTAGCTGGTTTTGTTCGGTGGGGTGTCGCCGGGGGCTGGTGTTGGGTTTTGAGTATTTATCAACAAGAAAAAGCTGGGGGGCGTTTGTTGGTTTTGGGTTTCGTGTTGCGGGATTGGGCGGGGCAGCGCGCGGTGAGTTTGCGGAGTGTTTCCGAATTGGTGGCATCAATGGTTTCAACAAAGCCGACGGGCGCTTTTGGCAGCGGCGGCACCTTATGAGGAGCATGAGCGATGGTTTTTGATTTCCTGCGGCGAGGGGCCGGGGTGGATGCACCGGAGACCAAGGCAAGCGCAACCGGGCCGGTTGTGGCCTGGCATGGGGCGGGGCGTGTGGCCTGGAGTCCACGCGACGCGGTTTCGCTGACGCGCACCGGGTTTTCCGGCAATCCGGTTGGGTTTCGGTCGGTCAAGCTGATCGCCGAGGCGGCGGCGGCGTTGCCGCTTGTGTTGCAGGATCATGCGCAGCGGTATGACGTGCATCCGGTGTTGAGTTTGGTGCGGCGCCCGAATGCGGCGCAGGGGCGGGCCGAGTTGATGGAGGCGCTGTTTGGGCAGTTGCTGTTGTCGGGTAACGCCTATGTCGAGGCGGTTCAGGGCGAGGCGGGGCTGCCGGTGGAGCTGCATGTGTTGCGTTCGGACCGGATGAGTGTTGTGCCGGGAGCTGACGGCTGGCCGGTGGGCTATGAATATGCTGTGGGGGCGAAAAAGCATCGGTTTGAGGCCGGTAGCGATGTTTCCCCGATTTGTCATATCAAGAGCTTTCATCCGCAGGACGATCATTACGGGTTTTCACCGATGCAGGCGGCGGCAATGGCGGTGGATGTGCATAATGCGGCCTCGCGCTGGTCGAAGTCGTTGTTGGACAATGCCGCAAGGCCCAGTGGGGCGTTGGTGTGGAATAATGCGGATGGGCAGGGGGCGATGGCGGATGATCAGTTCCGGCGGTTGTCCGACGAGATAGAGGCGAATTATCAGGGGGCGCGCAATGCGGGGCGGCCAATGGTTCTGGAAGGGGGGTTGGACTGGAAGCCAATGGGGTTTTCGCCCAGCGACATGGAGTTCCAGAAGACCAAGGAGGCGGCGGCACGCGAGATTGCGCTGGCCTTTGGGGTGCCGCCAATGTTGCTGGGCATTCAGGGCGACGCGACCCATGCCAATTACCAAGAGGCAAACCGGGCGTTTTATCGGCTGACCGTGGTGCCATTGGCCGCCCGGGTGGCGGCGACGCTGTCGGAGTGGTTGTCGGGGTTCACCGGCGAGGTGTTGGAGTTGAAGCCGGATCTGGACCAGGTGCCTGCATTGGCCGTTGAGCGTGATGCGCAATGGGCGCGGGTTAACCGGGCGGATTTTCTGACGGATGCGGAAAAGCGGGCCTTGTTGGGTTTGCCTGTGCTGTCAGAGCCGGGGGCGGAGGATGGCTGAGCCACAGCTGAGATACGAGGCGTTTGATTGTGCGCCAGGGTTGCGGCTGGCGGCGCATGAGAGGGTGAGTGCGATTCATCACGAGAACCTGTGCCGGCATCTGGACCGGCTGGAAGAGATGATGCAGCGGCTGGAGCGGCGGTTATGGCTGGCGGTTTACGGCGTTGTGGCGGTGATCCTGGCGCAGGCGGTTCAGTCGTTTGTGGTAGCGATTCCGTGAGAGGGCAGAGTGTGACGAGCAAGTTGAACAAGGAGAGTGTCCTATGACCGTTGGGTCCGGTTTGGAACATAAGTTTGCGACATTCGGAGAGGCGCTGAGCGTCACGGATGATGCGGGAATTGAAGGGTATGCCAGCCTGTTCGGGCAGGCCGATCAGGGCGGCGACGTGGTGCAAAAGGGCGCTTATGCCAAGTCGATCAGGGCGCTGGGGGCCGCCGGGCAGCGGGTCAAGATGCTGTGGCAGCATGATCCCAGCCAGCCGATTGGCGTGTGGGATGAGGTGCGCGAGGACGCGCGCGGTCTGTGGGTCAAGGGGCGTCTTCTGGACTGCACCCAAAAGGGTCGCGAGGCGGCG